AATTATGCCTAATAAAAAATTACGTGAAGGTCAGTCTATTGGAATGGGCGTAAAAGCTCCAGTTCAAAAGCCTACTAAAGACAAAGTTAAGAACCCAATGCAATCAACCAAAGCAAAGAAGCCTAAAGGCGGTTATTAATCATGGCAACACAGATTCTTCCACTTCAGATTCTGAATGATGGTTATCGCAACGCAACATTAAAGATTACTGGCTGGGTGAACGCTGGTGATATTACCAACTACGTGGTTCTTGACCCAAGTACATTAAGTCAAATTGATGCACAAGGAACAATTCCAAAATTAGTGCGTATTAAACGTATTAATTTTGACATTCAAGACGGCATCCAAGTTACATTAAATTGGGATGGTGCAACACCTGCTTTGTTGTGGGAATGTGCTGGCCGTGGCGAAATCAAAGCTGCGTCATTTGGTGGTATTACTGATAACGCAACAACACCTAACGGTAAAATTACGTTGACAACTTTTGGTGGCGCTGCAACAACGGCACTCACATCATTCACCATTGTTTTAGAAATTATCAAAGATTAATATGCAAGTAGTTAACACTAACGCTAAAGAAGCACAGATTATCGCTACTATTACACGTGCAGACGGTACAGTAGAGGAATTGGGCGTTATTGATTACTGGCATAAAAACCCAATTAAACGCATTATTTGGAGAATTAAAAAATGGCTACCTTATTAGTAAACACAGGAAAAGCTATTATTACCAACTACCTAAACGGTGGTGCAGCTACTCAGCCTAAATACATTGGTTGGGGTACAGGTGCAGGTACTACTAGCGCAACTGATACAACATTATTTACAGAAGTATTGCCTCGTGTTAGTGGCACAACTTCTCAAGTAACAACTAGCACAACAAACGATACATACCAAGTTGTAGGCACTCAGACTGCTGGCACAAGTGAGACAATCACCAATGCTGGTTTATTTGACGCATCTACTTCTGGTAACTTGTTTGTAAAAGGTGACTTTAGTGGCATCCCATTGAACAATGGCGACTCCATTCAGTTTACTTTTAAAGTCCAGTTTAGTTAATGGCAATTAATGGTTCTAGTATAAATAGAGTAGCAATTAATGACGGAGATAATATTACATTAACTCCCTCGTTAAGTGTTACTTCTACGAGTACTAGTTCCATTACCACAGTATTAAAGTTATTTAGAACCCTTATTTATGCTGTAACTTCTACAGCAACAATTAATAAAACCTACGGTAAAGCTCTAAATTACCTATCTACAACCTCCATTACCATTGGCAGGGCAATTAAAAAGTTAATGAGTAGTATTACCGAAATGTCGGTAATTGTATTAACAGAATCAGCATTTCACCTTGCTTTGTTGTCGGTCACCGTTGTCAGCACGGCAACAATTAATCGATTACTAAGCCTATCTAAGGTTATTACTTATGCTGTTACTTCTACAGTCAGCATAACTAAAAGCCTTACAAAGACCATCAGTTACCTATCTACAAGTGCGGTAATCATTGTTAGGTCTATCTTAAAATACATAACCTACCTATCTACCTCTACAGCAACCATTACAAAGCAACTAGCTAGGATTCTAAACGTCCTGTCTACAAGCACGGCAACTATATCTAGGACTATTGGTAAGTTAATTGCCTATTTAAGCACCTCTACAGTAACTATTGGCAGGGCTATAGCTAAAACTATCTCTTATGCAGTAACCGAGACAGTAACAATAGTAAAAAGCATTTCAAAAACCCTTTCATACCTGTCTACAAGCTCTGTAACGCTTTTAAAGCCTATATATAAGGTCATAAGCTACCTAGTTACTAGTTCGACCTCTATGGCTCGTTTAGTGAGTTTCTTTAGGACATTGTCATATAACTCAACCTCTTCTGCCGCTTTATTTAAAATGTTAGAAACAACATTAAGCGTCTTATCTAGTAGTTTTTCCACTATTGGAAACTATTACCGTAAGCTATTAGCCTATGCGGTAACCACTACTATTAGCATTCCAAGGTTCATAAACAAGTTTATGACCACTTATATTGAGCATACGATTGTCGTTTTGACAAGTATGGCAATGCACTTGGTTAGTTTGTCATATACCGTAACCAATAATAGCAAGCTATTTAAAAGCATAACCAAGGGGTTAAGCTACCTATCTACTAGCGTATCTAGTATAAATTTTGGCTATTTTAGGACTTTATCTTACCTAAGTACTACAACCATTAGTATTGGTCGATTTTTAAATAAACTAATATCTTATTTATCGACATCAGTAATTACCCTAATACGTGGGTTAATTATTCACAAATTATTGGCTTTAGGGGTTGGTAATACCGTGTTTTTCTCAAAGCTGCCGATTAAGCTATTTTTTGTAGTTTCCCAAACAACTATCACATTTACTAAGCAAATGTATAGAACTTTCACCCTAGTTTCGGCTACAATAGTGACATTAGTCGCTGCTTACTTTAACAGACTTGGTGCTGTAGTAAGGTATACGTTTACAGTAGACTTTAGAGACAGGGTAACAGAGCTTTATAAAGAGCGTTTAAGCGTAGTACAATTTAAAGACAGGTTAGTTGACCTTTACAAGCAACGAACTGTCCTTGCAAACACAAGTAATAAAAAGGTCTCAAAATGAGCCAGTTTTCGTATAAATTAACTACAGAATCAGAGGTCTTTAGCTTTGATTTTAACCCTGTTTTGCAACCATCCGAGACCTTAACCTCGGCTAATTGCACTGCTATTACAGCACAAGGTACAGATACAAACCCATCTGCCATCCTTTCAGGAACACCCGTATTTACATTAGGCAAGGCATCTCAAAGGGTTATTGGCGGTGTCGCTGATAATACTTACCGATTGATTATGACTTGTGGTACTAATCAGGGTAACGTTTACACCTGTATTGGTGACATCCCAGTTTATTCCCCAACGGAGATATAAATGGGTCACGCAGATTTCTTACGTAATGGCGATTACAACGGTATATGTGATGCTTGTGGTCACAAATATAAGTTTTCGCAATTAAAGTTACGTTGGGATGGGCTGTACGTTTGTAGCTACGACTGGGAGATTCGCCAGCCTCAAGACTATGTAAAGGGTGTACGAGACAATATGTCTGTACCAGTTTCTAGACCACAGGCTCCAGACGAATACAGCATTGTACAATCAACAATTGAATTGGTTGATGGATTTACTGTCAACGATACATATACATTAGATTAGGATAATATATGGGCCGTCCTTTATATACCAATAACGCAGCCACCTATTTAGCTTTTGGAATAACCAATACAGCAACAACAATGCAGGTATCTGCAAATGCTGGAGGATTATTTCCAAACCCAACTGGTGGAGATTATTTTTATGTTACTTTAATCAGTTTAAGCGGCCCAATTATTGAAATTGTAAAATGTACTGCACGTAACGGTGATATTTTCACTATTGAACGTGGACAGGAAGGTACATCTCCACTGTATTGGAATAGTGGTGATAATGTACAGTTGCGTATCACTGCTGCTGGTTTAAATTATATTGTTTCAAGTAAAGATACAGTAACCATTTTTGAAGAATATCAAACAGCAACGCAAGGACAAACAATATTTACTATTAGTTCTTTTTCTTACATAGTTGGAGTAAATTCTTTATCTGTTTATGTTAACGGAAGTAAACAAATTAATAATCTAAATTATGCAGAAACATCTACATCAGTAGTTACATTTAATTCTGGATTAAATGTTGGAGATGTAGTTGAATTTATTTTTGTAGAAAATATATATGGCTAATATGCTCTTCGCAAACAATGCTAACACTACGTTAGCTTCTAGTTTAAGTGCTGGAGCTACGTCTATGAGTGTTACATCTGCGACAGGCTTTCCATCTCCTACTGGAGTTCAATACTTTTATTGCACATTAGCTGATGCTGCCACACAAACAACTATTGAAATTGTTAAAGTAACTTCAGTATCAGGAACTACATTTGCCATTACTAGAGCACAAGACGGAACATCTGCCACAGCTTTTGCTGCAGGTGCAGTAGTATCTTTACGTCTTGTTCGTGCAAGTCTTAATGACTTTCCAAAGCTAGACGAGACCAATACATTTAATGCTGACCAAGCTATTAGCGGTCAATTAACCTCTTCTGCTGGTTTAGCAACCACAGGTACATTTACTGCCACTGCTCCTAGCGATGGTCTAGTAATGGATTATGCGACTGGATTTGGTCGTTTTAGTGCTTTTGCTGGAGATGGTTTTCAATGGTATAACGCTGGTATAGCTAATACTAAGTTGATGCAATTATCTTCAACAGGCGTAATTACAACAGCTACTTGGAATGGTGCTACTGTAGGAGTTGCTTATGGCGGTACTGGTGTAACGGCTTCAAGTGGTGCTAATTCTGTCGTTTTAAGAGATAGCAACCAAAACGTCTTTGCGAATAACTTTATTCCAAATACAACAACTACTGTTGCTTCTTCTACACCAATTAACTTAACTGTTGCATCTGCACAATATCAAATTGTTACAGGTTCTGTTACATCACAAACCTTTAATATGCCTGATGCCACGACTTTAACGGTTGGTGATACATATTACTTTAACAACAATATTACTTATTCTTCCGTTCAAATTAATGCTCATGACGGAAGCACATCATTATTAGCATTACAAGCTGGTGGTGCTGCTCATCTTGTTCTATTAACCAATAGCACTTCAAACGGAACTTGGGATGTACATTCTTATATTCCTAGCACAGTATCTTGGGGTAATGCAACTTTAAACTTTAATAGTTCTAGTAGTATTTCAGGCTCAGTATCTTGGCTTGGTAATGCGGTTGGTGTTGCTTATGGTGGAACAGGATTAACAAGCCTTACTGCTGGCTATATTCCTTATGGAAATGGAACAAGTGCATTTAGTTTTAGCTCTACACTAACATACAACGGAACATCATTAAATGCTGGTAATTTTGTTCCTGGAAGTTCATCTGTTCCGACAAATGGTATTTATTACCCAGCCTCAAATGTTTTAGGGTTTTCTACTAACACTACTTTTGTTGGCAGTTTTGATGCATCAGGAAGATTAATAGTTGGTGTAGCAAGTAATTTTTTCTCAAATACTAAATTACAGTTATCTGGTGGAGGAATGGCTATAGGAAACCTTGGAAATGGTTTTAATCCAATGGGATTTATATATTCATTCAACAATGATTCAGCAAATGGTGGTTTAACATTTAGCACTCAAACAGCATCATCAATGACCGAAAAAGCTCGTATTGATTCGAGTGGAAATATGTTAGTTGGTTTAACATCTTCTTATTTAAATAATTGTAATATTCAATCATCCACAGGACTAGCTATTGCAAATAATAGCGCAGGTTCATCTTACAGATTATATTTGGCTGGAAACGATAACAATCATTCTATTTATTCTAGTGGCAGTGGTGGAAATACAATGTATTTCTGCGAATATGGAAATTGGAATTTTTTTAGCACAATTTCAAATTCTACAGTAGCCACTATTAATAATTCAGGTGTTTATACTCCTTTATCTGATGTTAATAGAAAAAAAGATTTTGAACAATCAAATATTGGATTAAAAGAAATTTTAAATTTAAAGCCAACATTGTTTAGGATGCTTGAAGATGATGAAACAACTGATAAACAATTAGGATTTATTGCTCAAGAAGTTAAAAAATTTATTCCACAAGCATATTATGAAGAAAATAGTTTTATTGGATTGCAAGATAGACCAATTATTGCTGCTTTAGTTAAAGCAGTTCAAGAATTAAACGATAAATTTGATGCTTATGTCGCATCTCACTCATAAGGTTAAATTATGACAACACTTATTCCAAAATTTGATTTTAAAAATGGTGGTTCGACACCAACAGGCGCAGTTAATATTCCTATTAATGTAAAATTAGCTGAATCATTATCTGTTATTGATTTTGGTGCTGACCCTACTGGAATAGCAGACTCTACAACGGCTATTCAAAATGCTATTAATGCAGCAGCTACTACTACAGGAATTGTTTATTTTCCAGTAGGTACTTTTATTATTAGCTCGCCATTAAGTATTGTAGGTTTAAAAGTTAGTTTAATAGGTGCTGGGCAATATTCAACAAATATTAAAGCAAACGGTACATTAACAAATTTAATTAATGCGGTTGAATCGGCAGATACAGTAACGGCTCCTTTTTTAATTTCTAATCTTACATTAGATGGAAATAGCACAACCACTACTGGTATAACTATTCAATATAGACATAGTTTTAAAATTGAACATTTAGTAATTCAAAACGTGCAATATGGCATTACTGCTACAAGCGCTTATATTGGTTATTATCAATATTGCAGAATCGCAGCTACAGTAACTGGTATTAATATTGTTGGTTCATGTCACGCATCTAAGTTTGATAAATGTTCAATTGTTAGTTTTACTACTTTTGGGGTGGTTATTAATAATGCTGCTTTAGGAGATGGTAACGAAGCAATGTTATTTACTGATTGTGATATTGAATATGGTAATTCTGGAGGAGGTGCTGTATATATAAATTCAGGACCTTCTAGTGTTACTTTTGATACTTGCTACATTGGCGAAGGAGTGCAATCAGCAGTATTTACTGTTGTGGCAGGATTGGTATTAATTAAAGGCGGTCTTGTTAAGTATGGAAAAACAAGTTCTTCTGTAGGGTTTGTTTTAACTACAGGAGCACTTGTTGGAGTTGAAAATGCTCGTATTGAATCAGAAGGCAATTTAGATTTAAGCGGTTTAATCTATGCTCCAGTATCAGGTTCTCCAGCGACTAGCGGTAAAATCTATTTTACAAATACAAATTTAATTACAAACTATGCTGGTAACACTTTCTTTACTGGTGACCCTTTGCAATATGGGCCATCTCAAGTAGTATTTGCTTCACGATATGGTCGTAACTATACAATAGCAAATACTAATTGCACTGTTACCCCAATAAACCCAACATCTTTAGAGCTTAATCAGCATGGTTTTACAGTTGCTACACTTACAGGAGCATCTCCACAAGCATCTTTATACGCTTCATTAACAAATTTAGCAGAAACAAATCGTCAATATAACAATAAAAATTATTTAGTTGTTGTATATACATCAAATGTTCCTGTTAATGTTTATGTAAGTAATGGTTCAGGACAAGTAGCCCCTACTCAAACTTTAGGCACAATGCCAGCAGCTAATGCTTTTCCAGGTTCTTATGTTACTTATGCTCAATTTAACTATGATGCTTTTAATGCCTCATACACAACTTTAGAATTTGTTGTTCCTAATGCTGCTGTTGGAAATACTTTTACTTTGCGTGAAGTTTACTTTGCAGATGATAGAATGATTTGCACAGAACCAACAAGTTCAACAACGCAACCAACATTAAATCTTTATAAGTGCTAAGAGGAAAATATGAAAACATTTACACTAGAAGACCAAGAAGCAGCATTTATCCTTCGTGTAGTAGGTCAATTACCTACTGAATCAGGTGCTTATCCCTTGCTTCAAAAACTACAACAACAGTTTGCTTTAATTACTGAAGAGACACCAAAGGCAGAATAAATGACAACCAGTTACCAACAATCTAGGGATTCCGTAATCAATGGCGCACTCCGTGTATTGGGGGTAATTGGTGCTGGTGATACCCCAACCCCACAGGACTATCAGAACTGCTCTGAAGCCCTAAACCTGTATATCAAACAATTACAGACTAAGGGTTTACCATTATGGTTAGTAGAAGACCTCCCAGTACCTATGGTAGCAGGTCAATATACCTACACATTAGGCCCAACAGGGGATGTCATCTGTGACCGTCCTTTAAGAGTCGTCATGGCGTTCATTAGAAGCCCTCAGGGGAACGATACAACCCTTCAGGTCATCTCACGTCAAGAGTATATGCAACAGGGCTATAAACCTTCTTCTGGCACTCCTAATCAGGTCTATTACGACCCACAGCTAGGTAATGGCGTATTGTATGTATTTAACAACCCTAATGCAGCAGGATGGACTATCCACCTACAGGTACAACAACCTATCTCAGACATCCTAACACCTACTTCAATCCCTCAGTTTCCATCTGAATGGTTCAATACATTGAAGTTTGGCTTGGCTGACCAGTTAGCCCTTGAGTATGGTGTTCCTGCACAAGTACGTGCTGAACTAGCTCAACGTGCCGCCAAGTATGAAGAAGTAATGACTGATTGGAGCCAAGAAGAGGCTTCTACTTCCTTTTCGCCAGATTTCAGATTCCGTAACTAAGGACATTCAATGGCAATTAGCCGTATACCTCTCGCTCATAACATTGGTAGTCGTGATGGAACTTTAAACAAGGATTCAAAGCTAGGCAATGCGATTATTGAAGTAGAGAAAAAAGAGTCTATTGCAGCCGTTAAACGCCCAGGACTCAAAACCTATCAGACTCTAACTGCAGGAGAAGGACTTGGTATCTTTGCCGCTGGTACTCACTTACTTACTATTATTGGAACTACCTTCTATGACAATGGAGTGGCTAATGCTACCCCTGTCGATGGTACGGATGAGTATGATTTCATCTACTCAGTAGACCAATCTCAAGTCTTTTTTAAGAATGAGAGCCACGGATATGTCTATACCATAGCAACAAGCACCATTTTAGATTTACAAGGCACCATTACGACGCAAAACGGTACTACTGTATCAGGTACCCCCGTAGTAACATTATCTGCATCTAATCCTGCAATTCAGGTTGGACAGATTGTGACAGGGACAGGAGTTCCCCTTGGCACTTATGTTTTAACTATATTTGGTACTGCCTTAACTTTAAGTCAAAATGCTACAGCTTCTGGAACCGTTGCTCTTACCTTTACTACCTCTTATCCTGGTACTACTGTATCAGGTGCGGTGTTTGTGGATGGGTATTATGTTGTTGGGACTCCTCAGGGTTTGCTTTATAACTCTAACGTAGAAGACCCTACAACTTGGCAAGCAATTAACTACATTGGAGTAGTGTCTGATGCTGACCCTTTATTGGCTATTGGTCGGACAATTAACTATATCGTAACATTTGGTTCACATCATATTGAGTTCTTCTATGATGCAGGTACATCCCCAGGCAGTCCATTTCTACCATATCAGAACTCTGTCATTCAATTTGGAGCCGCAGCAGAAGACTCTTTAATACAAATGGATAACACTCTTGTTTGGATGGGTACAAGCCACCAAAAAGGTTTTCAAGTAATGGCAATGTCTGGTCAATCCCCTCAGATTATCTCTAACCAGTATATTGAAAGAATTATTAATAATTGCAATCCTGACCTTGCTTATGCTTTTAGCATCAAAACATCAGGGCACTCCTTATACGTATTAACCCTTAGAGACTTAGGGTATACCCTAGTATATGACTTTGCTCAAAATGGTTGGACATATTGGACTTCCACCGAAAATAACGTAGAAGGTTATTTTAAGGGTCAGTTCTATACCAAGTATCAGGATATGGATTTAATCCAACACGAGACCAATGGTAAAGTCTATGAGTTTGACCCAAATACCTATCAAGATGACGGCAACCCAATTGCGGTATTAGCTCGTACTCCATTAGTAGATGGTGGCGATAATCTACGTAAGTTTTGGAGAAGCGTTCAAGTTGTAGGCGATAAGATTGATTCTTATGCCTTATTACGTTATACCAGTGATGATTATCAAACTTGGTCTGCGTGGCAGAACGTTAACCTAAATACCGCTAAATCCGAAGTCCATAGACTAGGGCAGGGCCGTAGAAGAGCGTTTGACTTACTTCACCAAGATAATGTACCCTTGAGACTCGAATATTTTGAAGTCGATGTCGAAAAGGGGGATTCATGATTGAGTATAAAGAAGAAACGTTTGACCAAGTAATTGACGAAATTAAGCCTTTATTAAAAGACCATTGGCAAGAAATAGCCCTACATAAGGATTCTATTAAGCTCAATCCTGATTATGCCAAATATGAGCAAATGTTCAAAAATGGCAATATGAGAATTGTAACGGCTAGAGACGATGGTAAATTGGTGGGATATTGCATAATGTTGCTATACCATCATATTCATTATAAAGACCAATTTATGGCTATGGATGACATTTTTTTCATAGCTAAAGATTACCGTAAGGGCTTGACAGGTGTAAAATTGTTCATTAAGACCGAAGAGATAATGAAGCAATACGGAGTTACCAAGTTGTCTATGAATGTAAAAATACATCAAGACGTTGGAGCCATATTTGAACGTTTAGGATATAAAGAGACTGAGCGTATGTTTACTAAGATGATTGGATAATTATTATGGGCGGAGCAGTCGCAGGAGCAGCAGAGATATTTGGAGGAGCAGCCGCAGCAGATGCAGGAATTGGAGCGGCAGCAGCACTTGAAGGTGGTTTTACAGCAGCCGATATTGCAGCTGGCACTCTTAGTGTTGGAGATGCTTTAGCAGCAGGTGCTACTAC